CAAGTTTAACCTCACCCTCAGACCCCTGCTTCTTGTCAGCACTACGGCCACGCCATACGTCAGGCACATAGAACTCAGGCTCATCATCAACGTAACGACGACTGATCTCATTCCAGCGCAGGAACTTATGCTTCACTAGTTGTCGTGCTACAAAGATAGGAGCCTTGATGTGGAAGGATGCGAAGGCATGACCGAATGGGCTGATGTGCTTATGCTTAGCTAAGTACTTGACCAGCTTAGTGTCACGATCTGATAGACGCATGGTCTGACTATCGTGGTATTCCCAGTCAGCCTTCTTACCAAAGCTAACCCGTGCTGCGTTGACTACCGAAAGGTCTGACCCCATGTGGTCGATGTATGTTGTTGCGATCTGTGTCATTAGAACATATACTCCTGTGTTTCTTCGTCATATGATGGTAGCTGATTGTAACTCTCTCTTGTAACAGCTACAATACCAATTTCCTCGCACAGCCCCCTTGGGGCGAGCATGGCGGATAACTCCGCTAGAGGGGATGCAGGGATAACACCCATCTCAATCAAATGTTGCTCTAGTTCTAGACTCATTTTCTTACCTTCCAATATATCCAACTAACCATACAATGACCTTTACCGAAGATCAAGTCAATAAGAAAAACCATATTATACCAACTATTTCTCTTCCAACTCCAGTTTCTTGCGCTAAAGGTCTGGTTACTCTGCCCCCCTAATATCACGTTAAGCAACACACTAAGGGCAATACCGATCCTCTGTAGGTAGGCTAACAATCTCTTTTCTCCTTCGAGCAAGTGTAGAAGATATGATCCCCAGCCTTACCGTCTACTTTATATACCTTAGCCCAAGATGGACGTACATAGGTCGTATGGTAGTGGGTAGAGCTTGATCCTACCTCGTACCCATCAAGGAACATAGATGCTATCTCTACGGCCTTCTTATAGGCTCTACGGTCTATCTCTGAGGTGTGTGTCTTAGGGTTGTCTGACTTCCCGTCATGTGTGAATGAAAACTGCTTGTCTTCGTAGACTACGCTACACACATCATCAGGGAATGAGCTATGTCCCACTCTGTTGAGGATAACCTCAGCCACCATATGTTGAGCAAAGGTTGGTTCACTTCTAGCCTCAAAGAAGATTGCGGCTGCTAGGCATACGGTGGCTGCTGTCATCATTATGCCGCTTCCTCTAACTTCTCTAGCTCAAGGAGTCCCTCGAAAGCCATATCGACACACGTACAAAGCAAACTTAACTCGCCATCGGCCATCATAAAGTATCCACAACCATTTGTATCAAATCTGAGTTCGTAACCACCACAACCATCAAGAAACATCTTTACCATAAAGCCATCATACTCAAGGTCAACAAACATAAACTCAGCATACCACATATCCTCTACTTTCTTGTAGCTTACTTCCCAAGCTCTTTCATCAGGTGCTAGTGCCATAATTCATTCCTTTCTAAATGTTCTAGTAATGGGAGAGGATTATCTCTGTCACTCTCCCTACCATCTATTATCGTATTTCCACTACACGGTCAACCTTGAAGCTCTTCCATTTCCCTTGGGCTATCTCCCAGATAGGAACTTGACCCCGTGCCTTCATAGCTTCACCTTGAGCTACACCACGATCTGAACCTACCATCTTGCTTGTTGGCTTGAACAGGCCGTTTACTGTGCGGATGCTACCATCAGCCTTGATGAAAGATACTGTGGCGATCTTTGAGCCTTTACCTTTTACGAGGCATTTAACTTGCTCTGTTGTGAGTGTGTTTGTCATTGTCGTTCTCCTTCGGGCTGCGCCCTCTACGTCCTGTCGGACTAATTATTCACTACATACTGAATAAGCTACAAAAGAATCATAGTCAAGTGCTTTTAGCTCGCCCTGACAAGTTTTATTTAGCTCTTCAGCTTTAGCCATAGCTTCCATACGTGTGTACAGCTTACCTGTGTGTAGTTCCTCGAACCGTGGGTCTGCTGGACGTTCCATGTTCACCATCGCTACAATATATTGTTTCATTATGCTTTTTCCATTTCTTCTCTGATTGCAGTCCAGTTGTCCCACACATTGTCTACTTCTACAAGCACCAATTCACTCTTTAGGCTGTGACTTTTCATAAAGTTCTCCGCATCTGACTTCATCAGGAACGATCCTATCAGGCATGGTCCACTGTCAATGGTGTTTGGCTTCAAGTATACTACATACAACATCATTATTCCCCTATTCCGATTGGGCTAAGTTTACGTCTGACCTCTTCGTAAACGATTCTCACTACAGCGTCAACACTTTCGTCAAGCTCATCAAACTCACCTTTGAGGTCGAGCATATAGTATGCTGCAAGACCGTTCATCAGGTCTGACTTGTTGTCTACGTTATGTCCTCTCTCTGCCAGTGCTACAGCATAGATGTTACCTAGCTCTCTGAGCATTTCCAACGCTTGTTCCTGTGTCATTTGCGAATCTCCTTTGCTACTGCTTCATAGTCCACTACATTAAGCAGGTCGTCAAGTTTATCTTTTATTTCTTTAAGGTCATCCTGCACACGGTCCATGTCATGCTTTGCATCCGTGAGGTACGAGAGCAAGTTCTCAATGGTCTTGGCTTTTGGGTATCCCTCAGCTTCTGCTGTGCTGTTTGCGTTGATGCCACGATCAATGTCTCTCCTATACTCTCCTGCACGGAAAGAAACTTCAATCACATCGTACATAATAGCTTCGATCTCTTTAATCATAATTTCCATCGGGGGTCTCCGTCTGTTCATGTTGTTGTTGCTGTTCTGAGAATCACACTACATATTTCCATCGTGGGGGTCAATAACTTTTTTATTTTACCCACTAACCCTTTGATAAATCTATATTTCCACTGGAGGGGTGACTCTCTAATTCCCACGGTGGGGTGGGGCTGGCGGTCATTTTCCACTGGTGGGGGTATTCCTTATTTCCACTGGGGGGGTGTTACAATATAACACATTCCAGTTTTTGCATGTGATCGCAAACATTCAAGATTCACTATGTTATGGCTAACATTCAAAATTCACTATGTTATGGCTAACATCACGAAATGTTACAATATGTTACAAATGTGAAGTGACGTTACGGCATAGCTTGACTCCCTTGCGAATCTGTGAACGCAGCGACCGACTGATTCGGCTTGCTCTTGATTAAATCTAGCAAAGTGCGATTCTAGCTGCACAAATGCTAATATTGCATAACAGATATGCACAAATTGCATATGTCTTACGGGTTGACACACTCTGCGACTCACTATAATAAGGACTCAACCGCAACACATTAAACAAGGTGAATAACATGACACTCACAAAAACCCGCCCCTATACAATGACACTCAAAGCCGCCAAGGAATCGGCTGGCAAACTTTCCTTAGGTAACGGCAAAATGCCAGGATCAACATTCGCAACGGATGCATTCGCTTGCAAGGTAGGCGACAAGCTGGCCAAGGTGAAAGGCTCTGTTTGCCACTCATGTTATGCCCGCAAGATTCAAAAGCTACGCCCAAGCGTGAATCAAGGTTGGGGCAACAATCAGAAACTAGCCGTAAACCTAATCGCAAGCGCCCCTCACAAATGGGTTGCCGCTATGGTTTTCCAAGTGCAGAAAGCCGCAATCAAATCGGGTCAACCTTTCCATAGGTGGTTTGACTCTGGGGATTTGGACTCTGTTGATATGTTATCCGCTATTTGTAAAGTCGCAAAAGCAACCCCAGAGATCAAACATTGGTTGCCAACCCGTGAGTCGGGAATCGTTAAACAATATCGGGATCAAGGCGGTTCAATTCCCCGCAACCTTAGAATCCGCCTATCGGCCACAATGGTTAATGACAAGCCTATTGCAAGTGCCAAGAGACTAGGGGTCTCAACCTCAACAGTGCATAGCAAGGGCGAGTCTTACGTTGGCCACCAATGCCCCGCCCCAGATCAAGGCGGTAATTGTGGTGAATGCCGCCACTGTTGGACTAGCTCTGTTAATGTGTCATATCGTAAGCATTAACTGTTGACACAACACAACGAATCGCTTATAAAGGTTGTATAAACAGACACACAAGGAAACAACACAATGACAAACCGCCAAAAAATCGCCCGCCGCAATCGCCAAGAATTTGCAATGTGTATTGCCGCATGTGTTTTTGCAACTACCGTAGCAGCGCTGCTAGTAATGGGAGCATTGGTCTAATGGTTTTAGCTCTTGTCTGGCTATTTGTAGCCGTATCAATTCCAACCGCCATTGCAATTTGGTTTAACTCTTAATACATAAACAACAACGCAACAAAAGGAATCAACACAATGAAAACTATTGCAACACTCGCACTCATCGTTTACACAATGTCGCAAGCGTGGGTATATCCAACGCAAGGTGGCGTGAGTTTTGGCCTAGGTGATCTTGGCTACCATTACCAATATTCAACCGCAATCAAGGAGTCTTTCTAATGGCAAATCTAGGCGGGTATAATAAGGCGCAAGCTATTCTCTGGGGTAATCAAGACTCTTGGCATTTAGTGGCTAACGGCCCCGTCATAGGGTTTTGGAAAGGATCCACATTCCTAGGCAATCAAGGCGAGTCCCTATCTAGGGCGGTCGCATATGTAACCAAATATCACTCAAATAGGGAATCGACCTAATGGCCTATCTAGTAACCTTTGAAGCTTGTGTGTGGGAATCTGATGGTGAGTCCTATAACTTTGAGCAACGGCAACGATATTGCGACACATTGGAGCAAGCCGAAAGGTTCAAGGCGCAAGTGCTAGCGGGATTGCATAGGTTCTCCACCGATAAAGGCAGGCCAGAGTCCGCCACTATTGAATCCGTTATAATGGATTGAGTCCAATATCTTAGATATGAGATGAGTCCAGTTTGGTAGCGGTATGAGTCCAGTTTAAGACATTCGAATCAATCGTGGTGGGACGGCCCCACCGCCTTCCTAGTCAAGTAAAAACTTTCGTTTTCCTCAGTAAATACGCACATTTAAGCCAATGTGTGACCAATGTGCAACACTAATGTTACCTCTGCGTTACCTTACGTCACTTTATGTTATTTTCGGAGGAACTCTTTCCGATTTCATGTTGACATGGGATGGGACCCTTGGTATTATACGCAGGTGATTCGGTGGGGTCAGGTATCCACCTATGAATCCAAAACAAAGATTTACTTTGGGGTGCGGCAGAATGTCACAATAGCAGCTTGCTGCGCTGCGCTAGCGAGGGCGGAACTTTATCTGGCAACGTTCAAACATGTGCTACCCACCAATGAAGTGACAAATGTGTCACAAACTACAAAAAAATAAGAAAATACTTAAACTTTCTTTGCTTAGTTATCAATGACTTACAAAATAGTTGTTATTTACTATGTCTAAAACTCTGAAAAATATTCCTATAGTATAGTAGAGAGAGAGAGCAACTTAAGTTATAACTAAAGTTTCTTCTCATAGCTCTTCAACTAGTAAGTATAATAACTGAGTAAAGTAACTTAAGTTATAACTATAGTTGTCCCCTTCCAGATTATAGCACTAAGTTCAACCAAGACGTATGAGTTCATAGAAAATTCTTGCTTACAGGTCTTGCCGATGAACTTTGTCTTGGAATCTGCGCTACCCACATAAGTTACTTTTCTTATTGTAGTTGATGTAGCTATTGCCGATAGGCAAGCACCCAAGTTCCCACAGAATAAAGAAGTATAGTATTATGGCTGAGAAGCTCCCTTACAGTAAGAACGTAGAGAAACACATCTTGGAGTGTATCCAAGGTGGTGTAGCTATTCGTCAGATGCTTGCTTCTATGCAACACCTTCAGGGAGCACCTAGGTCTCTGTCTACTATGTACAAGATATATGGTAGCTTCATTGAGACTGAGAGAGCTAAGATCAACGGTATGGTTGGTAAGAAGGTTATTGACCAAGCACTAGAGGGAGACTTCAAGTCACAAGAACTCTTTCTACGTAGTAAAGGTGGATGGTCGCCAACTCAGACTAACATTGAAGTTGAGCAAGAGACTGACCCTGACCTAGATGAAAGTGCAGCCGACACCCTACTGACGCTGCTTGGAATGAATGATGACCCGACCGAACAGGAAGATAACGGCTGATACTATACGTCAGCTACCTAAGCCTAAAGTAGATGAGTTGTTCAAAGAGCTTGGTCCTAAGAAGCTAGAAGAGCTTAAGCATGACTGGAACTTCTGGGCTAGAGACAATCAGTTAGAGCCTGAGGGTAAAGACTGGAACACTTGGTTCATCAATGCTGGTCGTGGTTTCGGTAAGACACGTTCAGGTGTTGAGTGGGTAAGAGAGAATGTTAAGCGTGGTGTCAAACGTATCGCTGCTGTAGCTTCTACTAACTCAGATATTGAACGGGTTATGGTTAAGGGTGAGAGTGGTTTCCTATCTGTCTGCTGGAAGGGTGATAAGACCTACGCAGGTAAGAAGATGGGGTTCCCTGAGTGGTCACCTACTAAGCGTACACTCACATGGGAGAATGGTGCTCAAGTACAGTTCTTCTCTGCTGAGGAACCTGAGCGTCTCCGTGGCCCCCAGTTTGAATTAGCTTGGTGTGATGAAACTGCTGCTTGGAATAAGGACATGGATACTTGGTCTATGTTGCAGTTCTGTATGCGTCTCGGAAAACATCCTCGTATCATGGTTACAACTACACCTAAACCAACTAAGTTGATCCGTCAAATCCTCAAAGACCCTAAGACTGTAGTTACTACAGGGTCTACTTTTGATAACTCCGCTAACCTTGCTGGTACATACCTTAAGGCTGTTAAAGAGCAGTATGAGGGAACTAGACTTGGTAGGCAAGAACTTTATGCTGAGGTCTTGGAGGAAGCACAAGGTGCTCTTTGGACTACAGCAATGTTGGATGATGCTTCAGTTAAGCATGAAGCTGTCCCTGACCTAGCCCGTATTGTAGTTGCACTTGACCCTGCTGTTACCTCTAATGCTGAGAGTGACATGACAGGGATTGTTGTAGCTGGTATAGATGTTAATGGTGTAGCTTACGTCTTAGGTGATTACACTGACAGGCTATCTCCACAGGGTTGGGCCTCTAAGGCTATTCAACTCTACCACCAATATCAAGCAGATCGTATTGTCGCTGAGGTAAACCAAGGCGGTGATATGGTCAAGACAACTATACATGGTGAAGATGAAACAATTCCTTACAAAGCTGTACGTGCCTCTCGTGGTAAATATGCCCGTGCTGAACCTATATCTGCCCTATACGAGCGTGGTCTTGTTAAGCACGTTGCAAACCCTCCTGACGGCTCTTCACTAAACGAACTAGAGACGCAAATGAGAACATGGGAACCCTTAGGGTCGATTGGTTCCCCAGATAGACTTGATGCCCTTGTATGGGCTATTACAGACCTCTCACTCAACGGATATAGCAAACCAAAACTGACCCTCGCTTATTCAAGTGCTAAGGGGCTTTCACGCTAATTAGAGAAGCGATAAGACAATGGTAAAGAAACTCTCAGAGGCCAAGGCCAAGGCAACCCTTGGTGTAGCTGGTGACAATACACATAACGGTCAAATCCGTGCTGATGAGTTTCTGCCTGAGCTTCGTGGCAAGAAAGCTGTCCGTAAGTATCGTGAGATGCGGGACAACGATAGTACTGTTGGTGCTGTCATGTATTCTGTTGAGCAAATCCTTCGTGATGTAGACCTTCACGTTCATCCTGCTAACGATAGTGATGCAGCTAAAGTAGAGAAAGAGTTTGTTGAGAGTATCCTTGTGGATATGGATCACACTCTTGATGACCACATTGCTGAGGCTCTAGGTTATCTGTCATACGGCTTCGGTTGGTTTGAGGTTATCTACAAGCGCCGTGTTGGGCCTACTGAGAGATCACCTAAGAAGCACTCTAAGTTCACTGATGGTCGTATTGGTATCCGTAAGATTGCCTCACGTGCTCCTTGGACTATCAACAAGTTTGATGTAGACCAGAAGACAGGTGACGTACTTGGTATTGAGCAGTCAGTTGGCCTTATGGCGGGTAAGAATTACATCCCCACCAACAAGTCACTTTACTATCGTACTACAAGCCTTAATGGTGATCCTTCAGGTCGGTCTATCCTACGTAATGCTTATACCTCCTATGAGTACCTGAACAACCTACAGGCCATTGAGGCTATCGCAGTTGAACGTGAGCTTGCAGGTATCCCTGTAGCTCGTATCCCTGCTGAATACCTTTCAGGTGATGCTTCTGTAGCACAAGCTGGCTTCGTAAACAACCTACAGCAAATCCTTCGTGACGTTAAGTTTAACGAACAAGGTTACATCATCCTTCCCTCGGATACATACCCAGATAAAGATGGTGCTCCAACGAACCAACGTCTCGTAGATATTGAGTTGATGGCATCTAACGGTAAGCGTAACATTGATATTAACCCTATCATTAACCGCTACCAACATGACATTGCTCGTTCTGTCCTCTCTGAGTTTCTTCTTCTTGGTACAAGTGGTGGTTCCTACGCCCTGTCCAAGTCGAAGACAGACCTGTTCCTCCGTGCGCTTGAGAGTTACATCCAAGCAATCGTTGATGTTCTCAACAAACAGTTGGTTGAACGTCTTTGGCAGTTGAACGGTCTGGACTATGACCTCATGCCAACTATTAAAGCTGGTGATGTAGCTCCCCACGATCTTCGTGAGATTGCTGCCTTCCTTCGTAACCTTAACGGTGCGAATATTGATGTTAGTAGCCACCCAGAGGTTATCAAAGACCTTATGGACATTGCTGAGTTGGAATATGATCCTGAAGTCGGTAAAGACGAAACACAGGGCAATGCTCAAGATCAAGAGTGACGGTCCAACCCCTAACGAAAGAGGTAGGATATGTCAGAGGGTCTGTTAAATCAAGACGGGGGTTATCTTCTATCGGAGGATAACTCTCGTATACTCTTAGAGCAACAGATTATAGAGCAAGAGATTAAGGAACTACAACAGATGTTTGGCGGTTGGAATAGACGAATATACGAAGTGCCAGATGGCAGACTTGTCCAAGCTGAGCGTGAGATACAATCCACCTTTGGTGATGTAGTTTCTATCGACAAAAAAGCTAAGAGCCTACTGAAGTTCGGTAAGTCTGCTGAACTAAGTGCCGACACTATAGAAACTGTTTGGTCATATGGTGGACACGAAACTTACGTCAATGACAACCTGATTGATAGCATCTCCTCCTCCAATGTCTCTGATACCCAAGAAATTTACCTTGAGTGCCACACAGTGACAGGGACTGGGACGGACCAACAGTTTACCTTTATGACACAGACGGTCACCCTTAATGGTCAAAACAGAGTTCTCCTGCCTATTCCTGTAGCTCGTGTCTCAAGGGCATACAATAATAATGGTACAGAACTTCTTGGTGGCGCCTATGTCTACGAAGATACAGCTATCGTAGCTGGTGTACCGCAAGACGGAACTAAAGTCCACGCACATATCCCTCAAGGTTTCCAACAGTCCTTCAAGGCTGCAACAACCTTTAGTAATGAAGACTACTATATTCTCACGGGTGGGTTTGGTTCTGTATCAAACAAACAAGCAGCAAGTGTTGATTTTTACCTTGAAGTGAGAACCGCAGGTAAGATTTTCCGTCAAGGCGCTGCTGTCAGTGCAAGCTCTACTGGTGGGTCGTGGCAGATTGAACTTGATCCATGTATCGTCATCCCCAAGAACTCTGACATAAGGATCACTTGTGAAACTGGCACTCAAGGCGCTGTCGTATTTGGTAGCTTCAAAGGATATTTAGCAAAGGTCGTTGGATAATGAATAAAGTACTAAAAGCACAATACGCCAATGACATCTTCACTACCCCTGAAGAAGCTCGTTCACGTAGCATGGACATGGGCCTTAACGGTGACATCCATGTATCGGACTATAACGAACAAGCTGTCTATATGCCAGCCTCCTCAGAGGACGCATACGTAGCCTACTATGAGCAAGTGGCAGGTATCCCTACCGAAGAGGAAGAAGACACCTCAGTGGACCGTATAGAGGCTCTCAGAGCCATTGTACAGGAGATACTAAAGGTAGACTTCGCTAAGGCTGAGTATCAAGGTGAGAAAGTCACTCTGAACAAGCCTCGCCGTATCAAAGGTGGCAACAAGAAGTTTGAAGTCTTTGTACAAGACGGTGACAGAGTTAAACGAGTTACCTTCGGTGATCCTAACATGGAAATCCGTAGGGATGACCCTAAGGCTAGGGCAAACTTTCGCTCCCGACATTCTTGCGACACTAAGAAAGATAAGACAACGGCTGGTTATTGGTCATGTCGTATGTGGGAAGCAGATACATCGGTGGGTGAAATGACAAAGACGAACATAGAAGGTAAAATCCTCAAGACCGACGACGAACAACGTATGGTCTTTGGTTGGGCCTCAGTAGTAACCGAAAATGGTGAACCTGTAGTAGACCGCCAAGGGGATGTTATCGAAGCTGAGACGCTAGTCAAAGCTGTGAATGAATTTATGGAGCACGTAAGGGTCGGCAAGGCCATGCACGTTGGGGAACAAGTTGGTGTAGTTGTACACTCACTCCCTATCACTAAGGAAATTGGTGAAGCTCTAGGAATCCAGTCTGACCGTGAAGGATGGGTTGTCGCTTACAAAGTGTTCGACGATGACATCTGGGCTATGGTGAAGTCTGGCGAACTTGCGGCCTTCAGTATTGGTGGGCGAGCGCAAAAGGAAGAGATATGAAGGTTTGCACCAAGTGTCTCGTCGAAAAACCCCTCACAGCCTACGCTAAATCTAAAACCGAGCGTTTTGGGGTTAGGTCTAAGTGTAGAGATTGTGTGAAAAAGTACAATCATACTTATGTTAGAAGTAAAGAGAGTTTTGTTGGCAAAGTCTATTCTGGTTTATCTAAACTAGAGTATGACAGGCAATACTCTAGACTCAACAGAGATAAGCGAAACGCCAATCAGGCTAAACGTAGGTCGCTTCAATCTAAAGCTACATTCTCTGGTTATGAGAAAGAAATAGAAGAATTTTACTGGTTAGCTCGTGATTTAAGAGTAATAACTGGTGAAGAATACCACGTAGACCATATCGTACCTCTTAGGGGTAAGAACGTCTGTGGTTTACATGTCCCTTGGAACTTACAGGTTCTACCAGCGGATATTAACCTGTCGAAGAACAACACCTTCGATGCTCAAAAGGAGGAAATCTAACTTGCCTAATCTCCTAAAAAACTTGCACCTTGAAGAGCTATCTCTTGTAGATCGCCCTGCCAATGCACAGGCAATGGTTAGCCTCTTTAAGCGTGACACTTCCCACGAGGATATTACAAAGATGACTGATGAAATGGAAGCCAAAGTAAAGGCGTACATGGAAGAGAAAGCGTGTGGTAAAGAAGAAGCTATGAAGGCTCTTGGTTACGACATGATGAAATCAGAAGAAGAGGCTGTTGAAGCTCCTGAAGCTGTCGAAGTAGACAAAGCTGAAGAAGAAGTTGCAGAAGCCCCTGAAGCTGTTGAAGTAGACGTTGAAGCTCTTAAGGCTGACGTTGAGACACTTAAGGCAGAGAACGAACGGCTCCGCAAAGGTCTCATTGAGAATGGCTACGTAATTAAAGCTGAAGCTATCGAAAAGAAAGCTGAAGTTGAGATGCTGGAAATTGAAGGTGAGATGGTTTCTAAATCAGACATCCCTGCTCCAGTCCTCAAAGCTCTCGAAGCTGCTGCTATTGAGAAAGCTGACATTGAACTGACGAAACGTGCTGGTGAAGCTCTCCCACACTTCTCTGTTGATGTAGCTAAAGCTCTCGTAGCTAAGTTCGCTGAAGAAGAAGCAATTATGGAAGCTCTTAAGGCCGCTGATGCAGCTTTTGAAGCAGCCATGCAAGAATTTGGTAAGTCCGATGCAGACGGTGAGTTCGCTACTTCTGCTGACAAACTGGATGCTCTCGTAAAGTCCTACATGGACGATAACCAACTCAAAAAGAGTGAATATGCCAAGGCTTACGCTGCTGTAGCGAAGACCGACGAAGGCAAATCACTTATCAACAAATCCTATAAAGGGGAATAATCATGGCTGTTATGCAATCACGTGACAACCGCACTGAAATCGCTGGTGTCGGTGGAACTACTCAATTCAAATTCGTAACTCTNGACGCAGGTGGCGCTGTCACCGTTGCAGGTACTGCTGGTGAGCAGGCATACGGTGTATGCTTGGTCGGCGCTGCTGCTGGTGCTGCTACAACTATCTGTGTCTCAGGTTCGGTTATGGTAACTGCTGGTGGCACTATTGCTGCTGGTGCTGCTGTTCAAACAGACGCTGCTGGCGATGCACTTACTGCTGCATCTGGTGACGTTGTTATGGGTTATGCCAAGGAAGCTGCTGTCGATGGTCAAATCATCGAAATCGAGCTTATCCAAGGCGGTAACGTCGTAGCCTAACCCTAGCATTTAAAGGAATAATATAATGCCTCTTTTGACCCCATCCGCAGTACATATCGACCAACCGTTGTCAAACCTGACACTGGCGTATGTACAAGAGCAAACTAACTTTATTGCTGACAAAGTATTCCCTGTTGTAGGTGTACAGCGTCAGTCAGACAAGTACTACATCTACGACCGTGCGGAAATGAACCGTTCAGGTGATGTTAAGAAACTTGCCCCACGCACAGAAGTCAACCGTATCGGTATGTCTCTGTCAAACGACAGCTACTTTGCTGACGTATACGGCATCGGCATGGACTTCGATGAGCAAACACTTGCTAACGAAGATGCAATGCTTGAAGTTCGTGCCGCTGGCGCTCAAACTCTCGTAAACCGTGTTCTGATTGAACGTGAAGAGCAGTTCGCTTCAGCTTTCTTCGCTGCTGGTATCTGGGGTACAGACGCTACACCAGCTAACCTCTGGTCAGACTACACGAACTCAACACCAATCACTGATGTGACAACTGCTCGCCGCACTATGCAGCTTAAGTCAGGTGGCTTCAAGCCAAACACAATGGTTATCGGTAAAGAAGTCCGTGACATTCTTATCAACCACCCAGACGTACTTGCTCGCCTCAATGGTGGTGCTACTGTTTCAAACACAGCACTCATCACAGACGCCAAACTTGCTGAAATCTTTGAGGTAGAAAACTTCTACGTCATGGAAGCTGTCAAGAACGGTGCTGCTGAAGGTCTTGCAGAAGCTAACGCCTTCATCGGTGGTAAGAACGCCCTTCTGGTACACACACCACGTGCCTCAGGTCTTATGACACCTGCTGCTGGTCTGACATTCGCATGGAACAACATCCCAAGCGTAAACAACCTCGGTATCACAGTTGAGAGCTTCTCAGACGATGCTCTGAAGCGTCAGCAAGTTGCAGAGCACATCCAAGTGAAAATGGCATACGACATGAAAGTTGTTGGTGCTGACCTTGGTTACTTCTTCGAAGATGTTGTAGCATAAGCTACCGCTTCCTAAGACAAAGGTGGACCCTGAGCTTCGGCTTGGGGTTCAACCCAACTTATAAAATACCATAACAGTGAAATAGGAATAGAATTATGCACCCCACATACTTGGGATGGCAGGTAGATTGGCCTGTCTTCATTAAACGACCCCTCATGGCAGACAGTAAGACATGGAGCCAAGGGGAACACTTTAATTGGCTTGAACGTGGTATCGACCAAGACAAGGTAGCTACACTATATGCTTCTGGTTACATCCACCACAATAAAGAATTAGAAGTCCAAACTAAGGTTGGTGATCGACTATCTGAGCTATCTGGAAAACAGCTAGAAACTCTAGTCAACTTGCTTAACGCTGAAGTTAAAGCTCGTACATCAAGCACCTCAGAGTTTGAGACTAAGAAGTGTAAGAAGTCTAAGATTGACGATAAGCAACGTGGTCTTATTCGTCGCTTCCTCAACAACAACCGTTGGGTAACGGAAGACTTCTACACAATCCGAGATAAAATACTGAACGACTAGATAACTGGAGACGACTAGATGGCTTGGTCATACGATCCTACAGACTTGGATACAACTACGGCCTCAGGTCGTCTCAACACGGTCAGGCTCCTTGTAGGAGATACTGAAACACTAGACCAACAGGTTCAGGACGAAGAGATTACCTTTGGTCTGTCTGAGAATGGTGACAACATATATTATGCTGGTGCATGGATTGCTCGTGCCATTGCCTCTAAGTACTCTCGTAAGGTCAACACCTCACTTGATGGTGCTCTTAAGGCAGACTACAGTGATCTAGCTAAGCAGTATAAGGTTCTGGCTGATGACCTTGAGTATCAGGGTAAGACTTCAGGTGCTGTCATTGGTGTCCTAGCTGGTGGTATTACTAAGTCAGGTGTAGAGGCTGTAAGAGCTAACACTAACCGTATTGAAGGTTCCTTCCGCAGAGACCGTTTCAAGAACCCTCCGAGCTACCAAACCCCTGAGTACGAATAAGGAGTAGGTTATTATGTCCTTTCGATCATACGACCTACTTCATCTTGTCAGGGACTTCGGAGAGAGCCTAACTCTATCTAAAGTTACTTCTGATGGTACATATAACCCAGCCACAGGTGAGGTAGACGGTTCAGCTACAACTAACTATGCCTTCACTGGCTACTTCTATAACTACGATACAGGTATCTCAGGTAACATGGATATGGTAGTTAGGGGCGTACGTAAGTGCGTCATTCCTGCCCTTAACCTAGCTGTAGAGCCTGAAACTAACGATCTTGTCACTGGCAACAATGATGATGTTAAGATTGTCTCTGTAGTCACTATCTTCAGCAACGGAACTCCAGTGTGTTACCTCTGTGACGTAAGGGAGTAAGCATCTTGGCTAAGCAAACTACAATCACGGTCAATAAGAGTTTTGATGACAAGATGCTGCTTTTACAACAAACAGCGGAAGAAAGGGTTAAAGATGAACTCTTTTCTATTGCTGACTACGCTATTGCAATCTCTCCTGTAGACTCTGGTGCTTGGGTCGAGAGTTTCTCCATGTTACCTGTTGGTCAGGGTGGAGGTCGCTCTAAAAGCTCTGGTGCTCGTAGGACTAGCGTTAAGAAGGGTACAGCTTCTCGCCAACAGTTCACTGATATTGCTAGGTCAAACCTCTACAGTGATATTGAGAAGTTTAGCTTAGAGACATCTGATAAAGTGACCTTAAGAAACCGTGCCCCTCATGCCCGTGAGGTAGAGGATAAACATGGTTGGTCAGTATTTACGAAAGTGAGGAATAAGTTTGGCTAGTATCTATAACGACATTCGTGCCGCACTTGAGACTCACCTCTCTAATGTGTCTGGTATCCCCTCAGTAGCCTATGAGAACGTCTCATTCGAGCCACAGACAGGCACTAGCTTCCTTCAGGTAATGTTTCTCCCTACGGAACGTAGACCTGCTGTACGGGGCTTAAATCCACAACAACGGTATCAGGGTGTCTTTTCCATTCTGGTACATACCCCAGAGGGCAAAGGGCCAAAGGAAGCTGACGATTATGCTAACACACTGCTAGAGGCATTTGAGGCAACTACAGATATTTCCTTTACTAACTCTGACCTTGAAACAATCAACGTATCTCTCGACTACGCAGAACGACAGCAAGGCATCTTAGACAGCCCTTGGTACTACGTTCGGGTAGACATCGGCTGGTACATCTACAAATAACTTCCCACAGGAGAATTTAATATGGCCTTTGCACAGGGTTCACGCTCCAGCCTGTCCTACATCGTAGAATCTACGTTTGGTACGACACCTGCTGGTAACTTCACTAACCTTCCTTTCAGCACTCACTCTTTGAACCTTACCAAAGACCGTGTAGCTGGTAACGACATCCAAGCTGACCGTATGCCTCGTGTAGACCGTCATGGCAACCGTCAAGTAGCTGGTGACATTGTAGTTGATCTTCGTGATGCTGACTATGACGCCTTCCTTGAATCAGCTATGCTCAACACATGGGCTACTAATGTCCTGAAGGTTGGTACGACACCTAAGTTCTTCTCTATCGAAGACTATGCTGCTGATATTGACCAAGCTCGTGTGTTCACAGGTATGTCAGTTTCCACTATGGGTATCTCACTTGCCCCTAACCAGATGGTAACAACTACCTTCGGTATGGTCGGTAAAGATATGACCATCGGTGGCACAGAGAAGACACAAGATGCTGCTTCAGGTGCTGCACCCTTCGATGCTTACTCAGGTGACATTTCCATCGGTAACGTAGGTGCAGGTTCTGCTGTAGCCATCGT